TTGTTGCGCTTGCGCCCTAGATGTCTCATAGGTCTCTGTTTCAAACGCTGTGCTTTGAGCGTTGAAGTGCCTGTTAAGCTGATCGCTTGCTCGCGTCTGCAAGGCAAAAAGCCTTGGACGAAGGCGTTCTTGGACGTTGGCGTTAAGGCCGCCGGTGATGTCGCTGTAAGCGCGAGACAGTTCGCTTGTGTAATAAGAGATTGGCCCTTCCTCGCCAAAGCGTGAGTCACGTATGGCGTTCAAGCTAGACAGGGCCCTGTATTCGTTAACGCGCTCTTGCGTAATGCGCTCGGCTTGATTGAAGGCGTCAAGGGCTTGAGCCTCGTTAAGGTCATTCTGCCGCTGCAAAACATACTGACCCAGCGCGCTCCCAACGCGCCCCATGGCCTCGCCCGCCTCTTGCATCTGGCGACCAGGCAGGGTGGCTTGTTCCGACGTGATGACCTGCCGGGCCTCGCCCTGGCGGATCGTCGGTTGCAGGATCTGGCTCTCGTATGTTGGGACGCGCGGCATTAGTCTCGTGGCCCTCTTCGCATCCAGTCAGGGAATTCATAGCCCGCTTGCTTCAGGCTGGTGTAGGTCATCCCCGTTTGCGCGGCGCCTGTCAAAAGCGACGTTGCGCCAGCCAGCAATGGGCTGATACCTTTGGCTGTCGCTCGCGCCATCATGGCTTGGTTGCGCTGGCCGGTGGCCTCCATGCGATAGCCCCATGCTTGGCGCAAGGCGTTGGCTTCGGCCATGTTGACATCACGCTCGGCGAGATAGTCGCTTGAGGTTTGCAAGGCGATCGCCGTCTCTGAAGTCGGGTCGATCATGTTCGCGCCGAGGGCTACACGCTGCTGGCCTCTGATCTGCCCCGCGCGCTCGCGGATAGCCTGTTGCTGCATCTGGCCTTGCAACATGGCGTCGCGGGCTTGGCCTTCGCTGATGCGCGCGTTGATCTCAGCAATGCGGGCTTGGCTTCTCAAAGCCGTGCGCTGGCCTTGGGCGGCGTAGTAAGAGCCAATGCCGCCCGTAACGGCTGACCCGGCCTGCAATGCTAGAGCAGCGGTTCCCAAGTCAGCCTCCGAATTGCAGGGTGGTCGTCATTGAGACGATCGTCAATGGCACAGGCGCGGCTTGGCGCACGATGATCTGCCCGTCATCGGTCCAAGCGGGCGGGATCTCAACCTCAATTTCGCCGGTGAAAAGGTTCGGCGGCGAACCGTAGGGCTCGCTGGTGCGGATCTTGGCTTCCTTCAGTTCGTCCGTTGTCGGACCAATAAAGATGCCGCTGCTTTTGTAGACCCGCAGCATGACCCGGCTGATGTTTTTCTTTGTGCCTTGGGCCAAGGCTTCAGCTTCGATGGCGAGCGGGAGCGTCTGCAAGTCGCACACAACGGGCAAGCCCACATGCACAAGGCTGGCGGCCTTGTCGAGGGTGATCTGCCCGCTTGTGACCACGCGGGAAGTCAAGACTGCGCCATCGGCGAGCACGGTGACCGTCTTGCCTTCAAGGTGGCCAAGACCGCTGATCGTGGTGGCCGGCAAGCCTGAGTAGGTCAAGCTGCAATCAGACCCAATGAAGTCCTTCAGGTCAGGGAAGTAGCGGCTGGCAAGGCGTTCGACGTAGCGCTTGGTGCTTGTGCCGATCGTGCGCCGCACGACAGCATAAAGGATATCGTCATTGCCCTCGCTGACAACAGCCACGCTTTCAAACACGCCATCCTGTGTGTCGTGATAGTGCCAGGCATAGACCTGCTGCTCTGGAACATAAGTCATGCCAAGCAGGCGCCCGTCGCTGGAGACGGCCCAGACGATCGGGGTTGGCCCTTTGGCGTAAGCCATGTCTTTGATTGTCTTGTAATCAAACAGGTGCGCCGCACGCAGGGACAGGTCTACTGAGATGTAAGACTGAATGTCGTTGTCAAAACCGATCGCGCGCATGTGCCCGCCTCGCGCGGCGGCATAGATCGCCACAGTGTTGGCAGTGACAGGCTGCACATTGCTCGCGCCGATATAGCTTTGCGGGCGGATCGTGATCGTGCTTGGCGTCAGGAGATCGCCAACGCTCGCGACGCGCCATTCCGCGCTTTCGGTGAGCAACAGAAGATCGCCGATCACAACCGCATGCTGGATCGTGTTGGCCTCGCGCGCAGCGATCTTGACGCTGATGGCGTCATCGTCCTTGACCGGGATCGAATAGTCCAGGTTGCTTTCGGTCCCGGCTTTGGTCATCCAGAAGGTTTGCGGGAAGAGCGGCGTGCCGGCAAAGACGCGGCGTTGTTCGTAGTAGCAGACCGCGCCGGGGAAGTCGGACGCGAACGGGTTCTGGTTGAGCGGCGGCGTGCGGCTTGTGTCGGGCGCAATGTTGTCGTCCACTAGGCTTGTGCCGGTGGATTGACCAATGAAGCCATAGAGCCCGCCGCTTTCGCGATACACATTGCGCCGTGCGCTGGTGGCAAAGTTAATCGTGTTGACTGCGCCTGTGTCAAACAACTGGTTGCTGGCTGTCACAGCCGCGCTGGCCACGCTTTCGTCAAGCTGATTGTCACTCACCCGCGTGGCCACATAGCTGTAGGTCTGGGCAAGAGACGGCGACGTTCCTAAGGTCGGCGTCACGCTGGAGATCGTTGGCGCGGCCAGGGTTGAGCCAAAGGTGACCGTGCTCAAGACATACTTTGTCGCGCCCAATCGCTTTAGCTCGCGCGGGGCATAGTTGGGATGCACGATGGTAATGATGTCGCCGCTTTGGATGTAGTGCAGGTCAAACAGGTCTTGCTCGGCGTAGGGCGACGGAATCTCATAAACCGTCGGCATTTGATACCATTGCCCTGTGGGGCTGGTGTTGGCCGTGCCGGTGTAGCCGTAATAGACAACTGTTTCGATGGGTTCGAGATCGATGTAAAGCCACTCGTTATAAAATGACGGCGGCTGATAAGTGTAGGTGATCTCGCTGATGTAAAGCTTCTGGCCAATCACAACCTGTGTTGGCAGGGTCGAGCCGCTGTTAGTGTAGCCTGCTGGCGGGGTTGAGACTGGCCCCACGTCTTGCACCCATGTGGCGGTAATGACGGGCGTTGCGCCATATTGGTTTGCAGGGGTCGCGGGATCAGAACCTGTGGAAGCGGCGACAGCGTACCACGTCGAGCCGCTGCGGGTGACAAGATCGCCAGCGACATAGGCCGTTGCTACATCCCACGCACTGACGCCAGTGGTCGGGGTAAGCAGCGTTGCGCCAAAGCTGTGAAAACGGAAATAGGCGTTTCCCGCTTCGATCACGACAGTTTGGGTCGCGCTGTAACGAAACGGAATCAGGCGGGTTGCTTTGGCGCTGGTCTTGACCTCGCGCACAAATTGCGTGCCAGGGCGATTGACCACTGGCCCTTGCGGGGTCACGACAAAGTTCCGACACACGGCAAGGCCGGTGTTGTTCTTAACGTCATCCAGCCGCCCGTACATCTCTGGGCTGACGATGCCGCCGTTGAATGACCGTGTGTAGGTCTTGTTACTCATGGGCTGTAGGGCTCATCGTTGTAGGGCCAGATAAGCGCGCGGTTGGCCAGCCATGGAGCAGTGTGGCGTGTGTCGTTGCGCACAGGACTGCGGCGGCGCTCGTTCGCATCATTGGCCGCCGCCTTGGCCGCGTAGGATAAGCCGGTTTGCAAGGCGGCTTGAGCCGTGCGGACGCCCTGCTCGCCTTTGATAATTGGCCCTGCAAGGTGGCTGGCCAAGATCCAGCTCAGGGCTTGCACAAACCACGCCGGGAAGCGCGCGCTGTCGGTTACGTCTGAGACGTAGCGCATGGTGGCTTCATCGCAGTTCGTGAAGATCACGCGCGTGCGGTTGATGTCGTTACCGATCTCGAACTCATACTCATGCGCGTCTTCGTCGAACTGCCGCGCGCCGGAGTAGATGCCAATGACCGTTACGAGATCAGACGGAATGGCGTAGCTATACTGCCATGGATGCGCCGGCGGGACGACTAGCGACGCATCAGCCAGAAGCAAGCGCCGCGTGGCAAAGGTCCACGGGTGCATGCGCAACAACGTATCCAAAGCCAAAGGGTAAAACCGCGCGCAATGCTCGGCCTGGATCGATCCCTCAGGCGGGCTAATGCTGTTGATGTTGGCTCGGTCACCAATATGGCTCAGAGCGAGGTTGCAGATATCAATCACGCTGGCCATGGCGGCGTCCTATCACAAGTCTATACGCTTGATGCGGCGGGGTGTGGGTTCGGCTGCTGGTTCGGCTGCGGGCTCCGGTTCGGGCTCAGCCCCCCTTCGCTCCACAAGCTCGAACCAGCTGCCGGCCATGTTGTCAGGCACAGAGAAGACCGTGCCGGGACGCACCCTTGACCCTTTGTAAAAGCCTAAAGCTGTCGCCTTCACGATCTTCATCTGTACCCTCCGTCAGTTAGAGATTGATGCTTGCGCCAGGCGCGTTAGCCGTGGCCACCCACTTCGACGGATCTTTCGTCAAGAAGGCGTCGATCGTGCCCGCCGTAGTCGTGGTCGTCGCCGTGACGCAAAGGACGCCAAGGTAACGCTCGTAGGTTCCCAGAGGGAGAGCAACCATGGCAATCGTCGCACCCGCGTTCAGCAATGCGCTGTTCGCTGCTGCGTCGTCAGTGACGATCGTACCCGTGTCAAAGTGGACCGTGGCCGTTCCGTCCGTGGCGATCGCCGCTTGGGCGTCAGAAGCCAGCTGAAACCGGATCGTACCGGCAGAACCGCCGGTAATGATCTCCGTCGCGCCGGTCTTGATGACCAGAAACAACGGTTCTCCATTGCCAACGTCCTGGGTCGTGGCGCCAAGGTCGATCACGTCGCCGATCAGAGCCGTGCCAGCCGAAGCCGCCACGGACACGTTGTCGGCGAACTCAAGTCTTTCGTCCATAATCATAGGAATGTCTCCTGTCCGTTCGCTTTAGGCGACGCCGGTTTCAGTGTTGAGAAGGGCGTCGCAGCGACGCACAGGGATGCCCGCGAAGGCCAGCACAAGCTTGCCGCCGATCTGCTCCATCGTCAGGGTTGAGCCTGCGACTTTCTCCAGCATCTGGCGACGCAGGAAGGAGCGAGCGCGACGGTTCATGTAGAACGCCGGGCGACCGAGGGTCAACGAGGGCGGCACATCAAGCGCTTGGGTCATGAGGTCCAAAAGATCGGGGCCAGAGGCTGCATCGCCAACGAGGTCTTCGCTGTTGTATTGGATGCGAACTACATAACGCCAGTCACGCACGGAAAGACCGCAATCCCAGCGATAGTGGGTCCGGTAGGCCTCCATGCGCCCGCCGGAACCGTCGATGTTTTCGATGGTCACTTGCCCCTTGTCGGTCATCTGCAAGCCGCCGATAGACGCCTTGGGATAGATGCCGTGGCAAGTGTTCTCGCCCCAGCAGATAAGCCAGATAGATGCGTTGTCAGTGCCGTCCGGTTGGGCATTGCTTTGGCGAATGATGTTCTCGCCGTTCTCAGCCGTGCTGAGATTGAAGCGCGGGGCAAAGCCCGTGATCTCCTCAGGCGCGGTGGCCTCGCTGGCGTAAAACAACGAAGACGCAAACTCTTGGTTCATGCCTTCGATGTGCGCGCGATCCTCAGACAAGCGGAACGCAGCCGTGTTGCCGTTAAGGTCGGCAAGGGCCTTGTCCACTTCGGCATAGGCTTCGAGCATGCCGCAAGTGTCCGTGACTTGCACAGTGCGGGACTTCGTCGGCTGCACGCCGCCGTAGAGCTTGCGCCAGGTCGGGGCCGGAAGGCCTGAACGGATCGTGGTGCGGTGGCCGGTCGGCAGGTTGCCTTCCATCC